GTATAGATACATATTTCTCATCAGTGGGTATTCCAACCACTGCAAGTGCAAATTATGAAGAGTTGGAATTAACAATCAAAGAAATTGATAGTGATCAATTTACTGGTTGGGCAGTTGGTCAACTACAAGTTCTTGATAACTTCTCAAATCTATTTGATGGAACAAGAAGAACTTTCCCAATATCAGTTGGTGGTGACGCATTATCTATTCAATCAAGACCCGGATCTTTAGTTAAAGTTGAAGATACACTCTTTGTATTTGTAAATGATATTCTACAAATACCCGGTGAAGCATATTCATTCCCCGGTGGAGCAACAATTACATTTGATGAGGCACCAAAAGCAGAAGATACTCTTAAGGTTTTATTCTATAGAGGAACTGGTGGTGCTGATGTCGTTGACCGAGATGTAATTGCAACTGTTAAAGTTGGAGATACTCTTACTCTCGGATATCATGATACCTTAGATCAAAAAGATTGGTTACAAGAAAATGGAAGAAGTGTGGTTGAAATAACATCATCTAATTCTGTTGATACAAATGCATATAATGGGCCTGGTGTTTATGAAGATACTAGAGAAAAGAGACCAGTCAAGTGGACAAAACAAACTGAAGATTTATTCATTGAAGGTAAGATTGTTAGTAAGAGTCGTGAATTATATGATGGAAGAATATTCCCAACTACAAACCTAATACAATCTGTTGGTGTCGGTACAACTATTGCTTACTTAAGTAATCTAAGACCATTCTTTAATGCTAAAAATGAAAACTTAGTTAATACCGATTTCCAGAAAGATATTGTCATCTTTAATAATGCTGAAAGAGTTGCTGCTGCTGCAACTGCTGTTGTATCTGCTGCAGGAACAATTACATCAGTCGTTATATCTGATGGTGGTAAGGGATATACAAGTGTTCCTACAGTCACAATACAGAATCCAGTAGGACTCGGAACAACTGCTCGTGCTGAAGCCACTGCAACTATTGCAAATGGATCTGTATCGGCAATCACTGTTGGTGTTCAATCTGGTATTGGATATACAGGAACTAATCCCCCTGTTGTATTAATAGGTGCTCAACCAACTCTTACTGAATCTAATACTGTCGTATCATTTACTGGTGATAGTGGTGTAATTAGTGGTATTGCTATTACAACTGTTGGTGGTATTACTCATCCTACAATTCAATTAGATTTGGTTATACCTTATGATTCTGATTTAAGAAATTCTAATATCACACAAGGTGGAACAAATGGTATTACAACCTCTCATCTAGATGTTGGAGATTACTTTATAATCAAGAACTCAAATGTTGGTTTTGCAATGTCATCTATGGATTATAATGATGATAGTATAGTTGGTATTGGATCAACTCATATAGATAATGTATATCGTGTGGCTGCTGTCTCAGGAGTCACAACAGACGCAGTTGGATTTGGTCAAACTGCGATAACTAGAGTAATTGTGAGTGTTGCTAACACTTCTGGACTCGTTGGACTAGCAAATAGTGAATACTATGGTGATTATAGTTTTGGTAAAATAGTCATGTCTGACCGTAATGTTTCTCGTGCTTACACAATAAATACCTCTAATGGTATCGCTGGAATCGAGACTGGTGTTATATTAACAAGAAAATCTTCCTTAAAAGTAGGAAGTTATACCACATAAATAAATAAAAAATCTAAATAAATGTCTGCCATAATAACTGATCAGATAAGAATATTAAATGCGAAGAATTTTGTAGCTGGAGTGTCTTCATCGTCTAATTCTTATTATACTTTTGTTGGTTTGACTGAGCCTACAAAAATTCAAGCAACATGGAATAATAATCCCCCTGCACCTATTGATAGTTTTAATGATCAAAATGATTATTATGATACAATGATTGCCTTAAAAAAGGTAACAGCGAGTGATGTAAAACAAGTAGTAAGAAAGAATAGTTGGACTTCTGGAACAACATATGATTATTATAGACCAGACTATAGTATTAACAATCCACCAAAGAATGGACAAGGAACTACATTATATAATGCAACTTTTTACATAATTAACACTGATTTTAGAGTTTATATTTGTTTGGAAAATGGTACATCTCCAGAAAATCCAGATGGAAAACCATCTCTTGATGAACCAACATTTACAGATTTAGAACCAAAAGCAGCTGGTTCGAGTGGCGATGGATATATTTGGAAATATCTTTATACTGTTAAACCATCAGAACTTGTTAAGTTTGATTCTACAGAGTATATGCCAGTTCCATCTGATTGGTCAACTGGAACTGATAATTCTGCAGTAAGAGACAACGCAATTGATGGTGGTATTAAAGTTGTTGTTGTTCAAAATCGTGGTGTTGGATTAGGAACTGCAAATAGAACTTATACAAGAGTTCCGATCAAAGGCGATGGTAGTGGTGCTGAGTGCACTGTAACTGTCAATGCAGATCAACAAGTTGGATCTGTTGTGGTGACAAATCAAGGATCTGGATATACTTTCGGAACCGTTGATATTGTTGCTGGTGGATTACCAAGACCAGATTCATATCCACAACTAGATGTAATAGTTCCTCCACAAGGTGGGCATGGAAAAGATATCTATAAAGAATTGGGAGCATCTAATGCTTTAGTATATTCTCGCATTGAAAATGATTCGGAAAATCCTGATTTTATAACTGGTAATGAAATTTCTAGGATAGGTCTTATTGAAAATCCACAAGCATTTGGGTCTTCATCTATATTAAGTTTGGATAAAGCAAGTGCAGCCTACGCTTTAAGATTAGTTGGAACTGGATATAGCAGTGCAACTTTTACCACTGATTCTATAATCACACAAACAACTGGAACTGGAGTTACTGCAATTGGTAAAGTTCTTGGATACGATCAAACAACAGGAGTATTAAAATATTGGCAAGATCGCACAATGGCAGGATTTACCACGGTTGGTGTTGGAACAACTGCTCCAATACATGGGTTCAATGCAGATAGATTTACTGCTGATATTTCTGATGGAGGTAGTTTTAATATTGTTCCTAACAATGGATCAAATACTTTAGCAATCAACACTTCTTTTAGCGGTCTATCAACCTCAATAAATAATAAGACATACTATCTTGGTCAAACATTTACTAATGGTGTATCCAACCCAGAGGTTAAAAAATACTCTGGTAATATAATTTACGTTGATCATCGACCAGCCATTACTCGTTCTTCTAATCAAAAAGAAGATATAAAAATCATATTGCAATTCTAATCACTCATGGCACAATCCACCAATCTAAATGTATCGCCGTATTTTGACGATTTTAATGCAGATGATAACTATTATAAAGTATTGTTTAAACCGGGATTACCGGTTCAAGCAAGAGAACTAACTGGTTTACAATCAATATTACAAAATCAAATTGCAAAATTTGGTCAACATGTTTTTAAAGAAGGTGCGAAGGTAATACCCGGAAACACAACATATTTCACGGATTATAGTTGTGTAGAATTAAATAATGAATATCTTGGAATTACTGTACAATCATACATTGAGCAATTACTAAATCGTAAAATAGTTGGACTGACATCAGGTGTAACTGCAACTATTGTAAAAATTTTAAGTTCAACAGATTCAGAAAGAGATAATTTAACACTATACATTAAATATGACTCATCAGGAGTAACTAACTCAAATTCAACTTTTATTGATGGTGAGTTATTTGCTGCAGATGTGGATATCGTTTCAGGGCCAGAAAATAGTTCATTTATAGCAACTGGTGAAGCATTCGCATCAGCAATATCTACTAATGCAACATCAACTGCTGCTTCATTTTCCGTATCCGAGGGAGTTTATTTTGTTAGAGGCACTTTCGTTAATGTCCCAACACAAACACTTTTACTAAGCCAATATTCAAATACTCCTACAGGTAGAATTGGATTAAGACTTTTAGAGGAAACAATAAATTCAGACGAAGATGAAACTTTAACAGATAATTCAAAAGGTTTTAATAACTATGCTGCTCCGGGTGCAGATCGTCTTAAAATAACTTGTTCTTTATTTTTTAAAGGTATTGATGACTTAAATGATGATGATTTTATTGAACTTGCATCTGTAAGGAATGGTGAATTAAGAAATAGACTTACATCTTCGGATTATAATTTACTTGATGATGAGTTAGCTCGAAGAACTTTTGCAGAATCTGGAGATTATACAACAAGACCTTTTTCAGTAAGTGTTAGAGAATCTTTAAATGATCAACTTGGAAATAACGGTGTCTATAGTGAAGGTCAGTCAACAGAGGGTGGTTTAATAGCTGATGAAGATTTAGCATTATTTCAAGTATCATCAGGTAAGGCATTTGTAAGGGGTTATGAAATTGAAAAAATAAATTCAAGTTATCTAGATGTTTTAAAACCAAGAACTTCTAAAACATTAAAAGGTAAAAGAATAAATTATAATACCGGTGCAACTCTCAGATTAAATAATATAAAAGGATCGCCAGAAGTTGGTATTGGAAATACATTTGTTGTTAGTTTAAGGGATCAAAGACATATTGGTTTGCCAGTAAATTCAGGAATAGCTACTGGAAAGGAAATAGGACTTGCTAGAGTTTATGATTTTGCCTTAGAATCTGGATCATACAATGCGACAAATGGAAATATTAATGAGTATGATGTTTCTTTATATGATGTCCAAACATTTACTGATGTTACTTTAAATACGAATCATACACTCTCAACTCCAGTTTTTGTTGAAGGTAAATTTAGTGGTGCTACAGGATTTTTAAGATCATCAGTATCAAATAGCACATCATTAACTTTATATGAGACACAAGGTGATATCATACCTAATGAACCACTTATTTTTAATGGTATAGAAAATGGTAGAGTTGCGTTAGCAATAACATCTTTTGGTGTATCCGACGTTAAATCACTTTTTGCTGGCCCAACATTAGGATTAGATGGAAATGTTGGAGCTGCACAAAGTTTTGTAAGTGATGTAGTGCAGAGAGATCAATTTATATTTGGAAATGCAGTTATAACAGAGGTTAATGGATCAACTGGTTTGAGCACAGTTACAAGCTCAAATTCACAGTTCCCCGGTAAACTTAAAGTGGGAAATTTATTGAGTTTTGGTGGTTTAGATAGTGATTTAAAATCTATAGTACGAATTACTGAAGTAGGAACAAGTAGTATTTCTGTGACAGGAGTTGCAACTGTTACTGGTGTTAATGAAGGTCAATTACCAAAACAAGGAACAACTGGTGTGACTACATCATCCACTGGTGGTAATTTCTTTAATGCATCTGATCTAACATTGATAACAACTCCAATTGAAAAATCTGATGATAATAGTTTGTTTACACAGTTACCAAAAGATAATATATCAGATGTTGACATATCAAATGCAACTTTAAATATAAGAAAAACATTTGATGTGACTATTGATGCATCTAATAATCAAATGAGTGCTGCTGTTTCTGCCGGAACTAATGAAACATTTTTACCTTTTGATGAAGAGAGATATTCGTTAGTAAGAAAATACGATGGAGTTACTGAAGTTTTAACATCAGATAAATTTACATTCACTAATGGAAACGGATCATTACAAATTGAAAATGTTGGATCTGATCTATCAGCTGATCAAGGAGCAACTTTAGTTGCCACACTTGCAAAAACAAATCCAAAAGCCAAAGTAAAAAGAAAACAGAGAGTAAACACCCTTAATATTACAAAATCAAGAATTGAAGGGTCTGGGACAGGTGGAACAACTCTTAATGATGGATTGGAGTTTGGTAGTTTTCCTTTTGGAACTCGTGTACAAGACAAAAAAATATCATTAAACACTCCAGATGTTCTAAAAGTATTAGGTATATTTGAATCGACCAATACAAGTGATGCTTCTGCACCAAAAATTACTTTATCATCCATAAACAGTGCTGCAGGTAAAACAACAGATATGATAATTGGTGAAAAAGTTCGTGGAAATACAACTGGTGCAATAGGTATATACGCTGAAAGAATAAGTGATACACAAATATCCTTTGTGCCTTTAAATGAAACTGATTTGAAAGAAAATGAAACTGTTACATTCTTAGAATCAAATATTCAAGCTGTTGTTAATACTATTGATGTTCCTAGTAGAAGTGTCACATTTAACTATAAATTTAATAGTGGACAAAATCTTTCCTTTTATGATTATGGATTCATACAAAGAGACAAAGATGCTGATCCTCCAAGTAAAAGATTAAAAGTATACTTTACAAATGCATATTTTGAATCTTCAGATGATGGTGATGTTACAGTTAAAAATTCTTACGATAGTTTTGATTACAATGACGATATTCAAACAGTTGATGGAGTAAGAAACACTGATATTATTGACATAAGACCAAGAGTTTCAAATTACTCTGTATCTGAAAGCACTAGATCACCACTTGAATTTTTAGGAAGAACATTTAACTCATCAGGTAGTTCTGCTTCAAATATCCTTGCTTCAGACGAGTCTATGCTTGTAGACTTTTCATTCTTCTTAGGAAGAGTAGATAAAATTTACTTAACAAAATATGGTTCATTAATTGTGTCTCAAGGAACACCGGGAGAGGATCCAGATAAACCAGTTCCGATTGATGATTCATTAGAAATAGCAGAGATAAAATTACCTGCATACTTATATGATGTATCCGATGCTAAATTATCCTTCTTAAAGCATAAAAGATATCGAATGAAAGATATCCGCAAACTAGAAGAAAGAATTAAAAATTTAGAATATTACACGTCACTATCATTATTAGAGACAACAACTGCAAATTTATTTGTTACTGATGAAAATGGATTAAATAAATTTAAATCTGGATTCTTTGTTGATAATTTTACTTCATTCACTCCGCAAGAGGAATCAATAAAGATTAAAAACAGTATTGATAGTTTCCAAAAAGAAGTTAGACCATCTCATTATACGAATGCTATAGATTTGCAGTTAGGGCCTGTTGAAGGACAAAATAATATATTTAATGGTGCAGATCCAGAGGGAACTAATATTAAAAAAACTGGTAATATAATCAGTCTAGATTATGATGAAACGGTATATTTAAGTCAACCATTTGGAACTAGATCTGAAAGTGTAACTCCATTTATACTTAATTTCTGGACTGGATCATTAGATTTGACTCCAGCATCTGACACTTGGGTTGACACAGTTAGATTAGATCCAAAAATTATTCCAACTGAGGGAAATTTTTCAAGTGTGGTTGCTGAAGCTGAACAGAGAGGATTTGATCCTCAAACTGGTTTAACAGATACCGTTTGGGGTGGTTGGCAAACTGTTTGGACAGGGGTGGAGCAAACTTCTCATATTCATACCAGAAACAGAACTGTCATGGGAAGAAGGAGTGGTAGACGAGCTCTTTTCCGTGAAACACGAGAAGTGGGTACAATAACAAGAACAGATGTAGGAACTTCTACCAGACAGGGAACAAGAGAATTAATTACGGAAACGTTTGATCAAGAATCTCTTGGAGATAGAACAATAAGTAAAGAGGCGATCACTATAATGAGATCGAGAAACATTACTTTTGAAGGTAAAGGTTTCAAACCACAATCAAAATTGTTTGCGTTCTTCGATGGTATTAATGTAACTAAATATTGTTTCCCTAAACTTATTGAAATATCAATGAAGTCTGGTGTATTTCAAGTTGGAGAAACTATAACAGGGACAATTCAAACAAACTTTACAGGAAACAGAACAAAAACTGTAAAGTTTAGAGTTGCAAATTCAAATCATAAAGAAGGGCCATTTAATGCACCAACAAGGGTATATGTCAAGAATCCATATACAACCAGCACAGCAGTTTCCGCATTAGAAACATACTCAGGTACTCCCGGATTTGTTCAGTTAACTGGAGCATCTGCATCTATAATACCATCTTCATACTCATCAACATCAACAACTTTAAACGTAGATTTGGTTTCATTAGCGGAGCAACCACAAGGAGATTTCTTTGGTAACGTTGAAAGTGGAATGACACTGAAAGGAGGGACATCGGGTGCTGAAGCTGAAGTAGCAGATGTAAGATTAATCTCTGATTATGCTTCTTCACTACAAGGAAGTTTCTTCATACCAGATCCAAATGTTGATGTGAATCCTAAATTTGAAACTGGTAAAAAGGAATTTGTTCTCATAGATGACGATCAAAACAGATCATCTGAGGCCTCAACTTTTGCTACTGATACTTTTGAATCATCTGGTATAATTGAGACTGTCCAAGAAAATATATTATCGGTTAGAAATGCAAAAGTTGAAACAGTAAGTGTCTCTGAATCAAGAGAGGCAAGGAGATCAGAGACAACTCGTGTTGATAGAACCATATCAAGAAGATTTCTTAGAATGGCAAGAAGATGCGATCCGCTTGCTCAGTCTTTCTTTGTAAATGAAAATAGTGGTATATTTTTAACAAGTTGTGAAGTTTATTTTGAAACTGTAGATGATGGAGGTATCCCTGTTCAACTTGACATTAGAACAATGAAATTGGGAACACCAACTCAAGAAGTTCTTCCATTTTCTCAAATCAATTTAGATCCTGATCAAATATCAACTTCTACCAACGGAACTGTTGCAACCAAATTTACTTTTAAATCACCAGTTTATCTGTCACCGGGAACTGAATATTGTATATGTATGTTATCTTCATCAGCTAAATATAGAGTCTTTATATCAAGGGTTGGTGAGAATGATTTAGTAACTGATGAGTTTGTTTCAAATCAACCTACTTTAGGATCATTATTCAAGTCACAAAACGCATCAACATGGGAACCAAGTCAATGGGAAGATTTAAAGTTTGTTTTAAATAGAGCAGAATTTGTCTCTCAAGGAACGATTGAGATCTATAACCCCATATTATCTGAAGGTAACAAACAGATTCCAGCATTGATGCCTGATTCTATAAATCCAATATCTAAAAAAATTAGAATTGGTATATCATCAGCATTTACTGGCAAAGCAAATGATGTTCATCCAAATATTGGTAATACTATATCTCAAGATAATTCAGAGGCGACAGGTAATTTAGTTGCAACAGCAGGTATTGCCACTGGAACATTAACTGTTTCAAGAGTTGGTTTGGGTTATACTCCAGCAAATGGAACCGCTGATGGTAGTGGAAAAACTGTTACAGGTGTGGCTCTTACAACAGTGACTGGTAGTGGTCGAGATGCACAAGCAACTGTAGTTTATAATGTTGGATCAGTTGTATCTGCAACCATAACAAATGGTGGAGAAGGATACACTGTTGGTGATGTTTTAGGAATAACAACAAGTTTAGGTATCAATGCAAGATTAACAGTTGCATCCATTGGTAGCACAAGTGAATTAATATTGGATAATGTTCAAGGTGAATTTGCAGTTGGTTCTGGAAACTTACTGTTTGCAGGTGCTGTGGCAGGTGTTACAAGTGCAATAACTGGTGCTGGTGGAGATACAGGTGCTTCAATTCCAACAAGTGGTATAACAACAGTGAGTGATGGTCTTCATATCCTTGTTAATCACAAAAATCATGGAATGCATCATATTAATGATAGAGTTACAATCTCTGGTGTTGAGGGTGATGTTACACCACAAAAACTTACTGTTTCATATGCTAACAATTCAACTGCTGCGATAACAGTCGATAGCGTTGGAATATTTACATCTTTTGAAAATGTTGCTGTGGCTGCAACTAACCCCGGTTACATTAAAATAAGAGATGAAATAATCAAGTACACAGGAACTTCTGGTAATACATTAACTGGAATTACAAGACAACAAGATTCAACTCTTGGTAAAAATTATATTATTGGAGATTTAGTTACTAAGTATGAATTAAGTGGTGTTTCGCTACGTAGAATTAATTTAACTCACAATTTTAGTGATGTCACAGATTCAAATCCATTTACACTAGACTCTTATAAGGTAAAACTTGATATGGGTGCTAATGGTATTGGAAGGAGCACAACGACAGCAGCTAGTTTCCCACCACGTCTATTTTTAGATCAATCTAAATCTACAGGTGGTGTAAATATCAAGGCAACACAAAATATGCCTTTCCAATTAATTACACCAATAGTTCAGAATGTTACAGTTCCGGGAACCAGTTTAAGTGCAACAATCAAAACCGTAAGTGGAACAAGCATTAATGATGGATCAGGATCTGGTGCTGATATACCGTTCACCGTTCAAGAGACTGAAGACGTGGCATTAAATGAAATAAATTATCTTAACTCACCAAGAATAATTGCATCGAGAGTTAATGAAACTAATAACTCCAGTATTACAGTTCTTCCCGGTGATAGATCGTTTAACATGAGTTTGAATTTAAATTCAGATAATACTTTATTATCACCCGTTATTGATACGGAAAGAATAACTGCAGTTTTGACATCAAACCGTATTGATAAACTTGTTTCAAACTTCGCTACTGATAGTCGTGTGGATACATTAGAGGATGATCCTTCATCCACTCAGTATATTTCTAAAGAAAATATTCTAGAAACATCAGCAACATCAATTAAAATAATTGTTGATGCTCATGTAAACGATTATAGTGATGTGAGAGCATTTTATGCCATATCTCAAACCCCCGGAACTGATCCAATATTTGTTCCATTCCCCGGTTTTGAAAATTTAAATGAAAGGGGTCAAATTATTTCTGTTGAAAATAGTAATGGAAAACCTGATGTATTAGTTCCATCATCTCAAATAAGAGGATTTCATGCAGATGATCTTCAATATAAAGAGTTGACATTTACAGCAAATGATCTTCAAGCGTTTAAATCGTTTAGAATTAAATTTGTAATGACATCAATTAACCAGGCTTACGTTCCTAGAATTGCAAGTCTTAAAGTTATAGCTCTTGCATAATGGAATTTATTAAAGTAAAAGATAATGAACATTTGATAAAAAATACTAAATCAAATTTCATTGTAAATACAAACAAATCTGAATATGATGAGTACATCGCTCGTCGCAAACTTAAACAGAGTGAAAAAAATAAAGTTGACAATCTTGAAAGAGATATATCAACTCTTAGGAATGAAATTACTGAAATCAAAGATATGTTAAGGAGTTTGG